GAAGTACAATGTTCTTAGCTTGAATCTTGTAAGTGTCAGCAGTTTGGTTTACTAGTGAGATAATCGTTTGACCGTTATAGTCAGTAGATGACACCTTACTAGAGATTTGACCAGCCTGTAAACTTACAGTAGCTTCAGTATTCGTCATACGGTTAACCATACCGTTTAGTGCTGCACTGTTCACGGCAATTACTTTACCATTAGCAGTTTCAGCGTAAGTACCGTTAACGTCCGAATCGAATAGAGTAGTCCACGTTGTACCGTCCTCTGAGATTTCCAGTTTATTCTTATTGTATCTACGTCCATCTGAATAGTAGTGCCACATTTGGATATAGTCAATGTCCTCGTAAACTGCACCTAAATCTATTTGCACGTACTGAGTTGTACCGTTCACACCATAAGCGAAAGCCGTTGTATTCACCACTTCATCCGTTACAGAAACAGCACTAGTAAGCGTTTGGTTCGAAGTAACTGCAATGTTCTTAGCACGGTTTACAGTACCAGCCATTGCCTTAATTTCAGTCCAGTGGTTTCCGGTATTAGCAGTAGAACCGGCCACGGTATTTTTAATATACCGAACCTTCTTCACCTTGTTTTGCAGCACGTCATATTCAGCCTTCTTGACAGATAAAGCAATATCTGTATCATGCTGGTCAATAGTGGACTCTGCTTGTGTTACACGTGTGTTAAGGCCTGTAGCTAGTTCGTCCACGTTCGGTGTGAAAGTGCTTACTAACTTACCATATTGCAGCATAGGTCTTGCAGTCCAAAATCTACCGTTACGAACCGGATAAATAGCAATACGGGCTTTCACTGTTCCAGCAGGGGCAGAACCCGTAACTGTAATACGTTGCCACGCATTGTTTGAAGTTGGCTTTAAATAACTTGATGAAGAAGTGATACGCACGCCTGAAGCATTAAACCACTGAATCGACACGCCTAAACCTGTACTATCAATCGTAGTAATGTCATCGGTCATAACATAAGCACTTGCTGTTAAATACTGGCCTTCAGCCACGTTAACATACTCTGACCAAAATGCCGTCCATGCATCAGCCGTTAAGCCTGAAATATCGCACTTGACAGTATTAGCACCTACATAAGTCTTTGTAGCATCAAACGTAAACCCTGTACTCATAGTCCACGATGTAAGGTCTGTTTTCCACTCAGCGTTATGCAGCAAGTTATTTGAAGAGGACTCTTTCACATCGGCCACGGTATTGTTAAAAGTAGTCGTGCTTACTTTCCCATTCACAGCCGTGTCTACTTCAGTCTTTGTATAAGCACCTACTTCACTAGGAACAGTAGGAGTTATCTTAATCCATGCTGAACCTGACCAGCGATACATAGTGTTAGGGGTTACAGTTATATCAATCCATAACTGGCCAACCTTTGGATTTTCCGGTGCTGTACCTTGCATGATAGGGTCGTTTAAATCCACAATAGTGATTTGTGCTGAAGCTACAGCGTCCACTACTGGTGCAGCAGGGATAATCTCAGCTGTAAGATTGGCCACGTCAGCCGTTCTGTTTTGGTCAACATTCCCAGTGATACCTGTGATAGTACCTTGTTGTGAAAACTGGTGTGCCGTCCATGCAGTCCAGCCCCCTGAATCCGGCACTGAAGTTGCATAAACAGGGTATTGGTCTTCATAAGCAGCCACCCATAGTTTACGGTCTTTTAAAATGTTACCTCGTTCAGTAGTGCCTTCGTTAAAGTTATTACGTTGGTCGCTAATGAAATACTGGCCTGAATAGATACCTAGCTTGACACCTGTACGTACTTCGAAGTAGTAAATAAATTCCTGTGCCCAGTCTAGCATTTGGTCTACTGTCATTGTCAGAACGTTACCATAGGCTGAACTATCTTCAAGGTCAAGCATTGGCATTAAGTCACCGTACTTGCCTGTACCATAAGCAGCTTGAAGTCCATCTATGAATAACTGTGCTTGACTATGTGCCCCGTCAATATCGATAGTGCCATTTACTAGTTTCGGAACAGAATAAAAGTACCCACCCGTAGGGATAGATACTTTCTTTGCTTCAGATGCATTTCGAACTACTTGTGTATCAAGTGTTGTATGAGTAGAACCATACACACGTAAATATGCAAACTTGACACCTTTAGGGTCTGTCTTAACCTGTGCCCAGTCGATAGTGCCTTGATAAGCACTTACGTCAATACCATATTGCCACGTTTGACTAGATTTTAACTGCATTTATATTCCCCCTTATGTCAAATACGATTTATCTATATCACAGCTAAATGTTGCCCTACTGTCGATGTCATCACGGTTAATATCTAACTGATAGCCCACGCCTTGACGTGCAGCCGTCCAGTTTAAATCTACATAGCCGTCCATGTCAGTCTTCTTCCATACGAAAGCTTGTGCTGGAAGAGTAGAAGTAATGTTCTCCTTACCTTTCCACACTTTCGCTGTAAGAGTCGTACTTACCACACCATTAACGAATTGAAGCCCGTTGCTAGAACTGATTTCAGCCTTATAGACAATCTGTTCTTTCACTTCATTCACAGTGTTATTAGCAGTGTTAGCAGTCGTATTAGCTGTATCAGCAGTTGACTTTGCAGTGTCAGCAGTTGACTTAACTGCACTCACATCGTTGTTCACGTCATTAGTTGAACGTGACCATGTAGTAGCTACGCCCCCGTCTTCAATCTTAGGTTTCTTAACTTGAATAGGTGAAGTAGTTCCAGTTACAGCGATAAGCACCCCACCGTTAACAAAGTCCATTGTAGGCGTGAATGTTAATGAGTACTTGACAAACTTAGCAGTTTCTGTAGTGTTTGCAGTAATGTCAGCTAACTTAAAGTTACTTACACCGTCACCACGTAAGTAGACATAGTTGAATGCAGGAATAGTCCCATCTGTCAAGGCTTCAAAAGATAACGTGTATTTTTGGCCAGCCTTAAACGTTTCAGTACCATACACTGAGAACCCGTAAGAGTTACCACTAGTAGGCTTTGTAACCTTGATAGTGTTAGGGTAGGTATTGACAATCGTAGACAGTGTAGCCCCGTTCCATGCAGTAGGTGTAACTTTAAAGTCTGTTTTGTCAATCAAGTTAACTGCACCTACAGTAATGTCACTTAAAGCATCATCAATGCTAGTGCCTACACGGTCATCTACAATAGTGCCTACTTCCTCTTCAGATAAGCCCCCACTATTCCACTTCGCTTCATTACGAGAAATGGTGTTTTGCAGTTCTTTAATTTTAGGGTCTGTCTGTAAAGTAATTGGCGTGTAGTTCCCTAAGTCCACTGCATCCTGTGAAGAGTCAGCATAAGAACGTTTCATTTCCTGCACACGGCCTTGAATAACGATAGGCGTTTTATACGTCTTGTCATTGATAAGGATAGTGTCACCTAGTCGGACTTTCTTTGCAGAATACCCAGTAAGTCGTTCCAGTGTTAGGATACTAGCACTATAGATAACAACAGGCTTGGAACGTTGTTCAAGTTCCTTAATTGTGTTGGCCTTCAATTGCGGTTGTGTTTCCGAATCATCATCCACGAAAACCCCGAACCGATGTTTCCCGTTAATACCCCACTCATTTAAAGCAGTCTTTGAACCTATCCAGTCAGTTCCAGCTTCGTGAAAATATTCCCCGTCATCAAAGGCTGGAAGAGTAGAAAGGTTAATTCGTGTACTAGTGTCATCACCTTTACCCACGCCCACCAGTGCAGTTACAATCTGTTCACTGTTTTCAGTACGGCCAACCCCTCTAAGGTCATAGCCATAATCGAAACGAACGTTAGTGACAACGCCACGCTGCTTAACAAAGTTAACTTGTTTCCCTACAAGCTTTGTACCTAGTAGCTTAACTGTATAGTACATTTCAGCATTGAAAGTTTCACGTACTTTCTGAAGCCCTTCAAGAACTGTCATGTATTCATCCACTACAAAGTCAGCACTCCATCCATCGTCTTCTATTGTTCCCATAGCCCATTCACTAGAGTTAGCAAGTACAGTAGATACAGCATTCTTGATGTTTGTAGCATTCAGTGTTACAGGTCTTTGCACGTCACTAAGTAGTTCAGTGATAGCAGTGTTTTCACAAAATACATTCTTAGCATTCTTACCGTCTGTTCGGCCTTCACCGATTTCTTTAATAGTGAACAGTAAGTTATTCCCATCTAAATCACGAATGATAACGTGCCCTTCTATTTCTAGTAAAGAAGCATTTTCGTGGTCAGCAGGAACGGAAAACTCATAAGTGGAAACGTCTTGCAAATCCTCTGTGTGCATATCAGCAAAATAAGGCATAGCAAGGGGGCTACCATTAACGGCAACCCCTACAGTGTTTTGCTTTTTATCTAAAATCAGTATCATTTATCATAGCCACCTTTCTTTAAAACGCACCTTAACGTCAGCCACTGGTGGTGTTACTATCAGACCGTTTACCCCTTTCGTAAGGCTAAAGAAATCACTAGCAGGGTCTAAGTCAGAAAAGATAGGTTCACCATTTTTAAGGACAATAGCACGCTGATTATCGATTGTAACAATGTCGCCCTCTTCATAAAGAATTGCAGTCTCTGAATTATTATCAATAGCGTCTACTGTTAATTCCCTTACTTTAAGGTCTGCGATAAAAGCGTCATATACAGGTGTACGTTCACCATAAGTAGCAGCATGGATTTGAACTTTCGCTAACTGCTTTGCGTATAGGCCTGTAGGGTCTTGGAACTCTTTGTAAATACGTGATGTGTGTTCACCAGTGTTAAGGTCAATCTTTGCAATGTAAGCGAACCACTTAGTACCTTGTCGGCCAATACGAATAACACCGTCACGGAAATTAGCGAATACGCCTTTCTTGTCGCCATACGATTGTACAAAGTATTCACCACCGGATAGTGCACCAGCACGTGCTTCAAACATTGGATATTCCCCATCGGATGCCATGTCTTTTAAAGCTATCTTGCCGAATTGTGTGTTATTCGAATCTAAAAGATAAATCTCCACACGCCCTATCTGTTCAATGCTTGTAGAGTCAAGCCCTACAGCCACGTCTACTTGAAAGTCAGTTACTGGACGTGACAGTGACTTAATGCCACTTGCACCGTGCCACTGTGTACCTGTTCCATAGTCACGGTTTGTCTGCCAAATAGTGTAACCGTTAGAAGAGAAAGTACCAGTAATTACACCACCGTCTACGTTTGTAGCTGTAGCCCATCCTGCATAACTAGTGAAGTCATCTGCAAGTACGATAGGGTTTACAGCAGTGTCGGCCTTCTCTACTAATGAGTTAGCACCAACCTGTACAAACTTGTCGTCTGTTAGAACAGCGATAGAAGTAGAAGGGGCACGCATAGTTAAATCAATTACAGGGTATGTTTCAACATTTCCCCCATTGGTTACACTGATAGGGTCTACTGTAGTAGGCGTATACGTGAACTCCTTGTCTTCGATGGACTCAGCATAAGCATCCGGTACAAGAAACTCTAATGTTGCTTGTCCTACACGTGATAGTTCGTCAATTTCAGTTTCGTTAATAACACGTGCCATGTACTGCTTATTGGGTTCGTCGGAGATAATTAAAGGTTTTAAATCTGTGTAAAATAACCACGTAGAGAAATCACGTGCTTTATTCATTACATCGTTTGGATTGTCAGCGATAAGCTGAATGTCTACCTTGATAGTACGTGAACCTATTTCGATTCCAAAGTCATAGACACCGGCACGGCCGTAAATCTTTTCAGTCTTTGAATCTACAGTGGGAATAATGTTGTACTGTATTTTATTTACTCTTACATAACTAGGGATTGTAATTCCATTAAATGTTAACATTGTCTTCACCTCTCCTTTTTTCAAAAAAGAAAAGGCACTTAGCCCCTACTATTTCGTGTAGGAGAAAGTACCTTTTGCACGTTCAGCAATTCGTTTTTTCTTGTCCATTTCAGCAACAATCTTAGTAATATCAGCTTCCTCCCTGATATAAACAGGTTCACGGAACTCAATGATATACTGGTCGCCACCTGACGACTTTTCTTTCTTTGCACCAGCCATATCTTTAAGGTTGTCAGCTATAGCTGTAGCGAATGGTTGCATGTAACGTTTATGCTGAATTGGCATAACTGCTTCCGCACCAGCTTCACCTACACCATTACCACCGCCTAGCATAGTCGCACCATTGAAGATACCACCCTTTGCGTGCCAGCTAACTTTAAATGTAGGCACTTTAACTTTACCGTCAAGGAATGATTTACTACCTACGTCAACATGTGGTATCTTGAACTTAGGAATAGAAATCTTCATACGGGCAAAGGCTGAAACGATTTGTTTTACAATTTTTAGGACAGTGTTCTTAGCTTTTTCTACAGGTTTTTCGATTGCATTTTTCACCGCATTCCACACTCTTGAAGCTGTGGACTTCACTGCATTAAAGGAATTTGTTACGGCCGTTTTCAAGCTATTAAAAGTGTTTCGGCAAAGATTAAGGATTCCCGTAAAACTTCCTCGAAGACTAGAAGTTATCGCACGCCATACGTTAACGATAAATTGTTTCAAGAAATTTAGGACTGACAGTATTGCCGTCTTAATCCCGTTCCACGCCCCTTTAACTACACTCAACGCTTGTCCTTTAAATGCTTTTAGTGGTGCAAGTAATTTACCTAGCATGTACAGTTGCACTAAATTCCAAATTAAAGTCAAAGCTGATTTGAAAATATTTTTCACATTCTCCCATGCACCCTTGAAATTTCCTTTCAGAATATTAGAGAATAACTGTATAACATTGGTAATAATAGAAATCGCTGAAGTGATAACGGATTTAATATTATTCCAAGTTCCGACAATTATTGACAGCACCATAGGCATTACAAATTGGATAATTTGCCAGATAACCTTAAAGGCTGCTACTACTACAGGTGCAATATATTTCATGGCAAAATCTACCGCAGTCTTAATCAAGTCCCACCCTGAAGTAGCTACCTGAATAATTTGTGGCATTACCGAAGAAATGAATGCAGCTATCGCAGAAAATCCAGCAGATACAGCAGCACCTATTGCGGATAGAATTGGCATAATCTGTGCTTTATGATTGTTCCATGCATTTGTAAGGAAAGTAATGGTAGCAGCGATAGCATTGACCACGGCTGCAATTCCTTGACCTAAAGCAGTAAAAGCAGTCTTTAGAATCGGAAGAACCACGCCAGCGATATTGTTTACCCCTGTAGCGATTAAGTTTCCTAATGTCGTCCATAAAGAAGACATGGTAGTTGAACCACCAGTAAATGCAGCGATAACCCCTTGAAACGCAGTTT